GCGGAGATCCAGTCATCTCGTTGCCAACAGACGACAGCTACTTCTTCGAGAAGGGTCCAGCGTACACAGACACAGGCGCGGCTTCTGGCGAGCGCTCGCGCACGCGCGTAATGCTTTACTGCCACGTGCCAATCTGCCACCGCAACCAAGCGACACGAAGCCGGTGCTGCCCAGGCCATGCAAGGCAGCTCCTTCGGAAAGGCGTACTCAGGCCGCTCGAAGCACCAAGAGGTCCGCAGGCTGGACGCGTGAAAACCGCATGATGGTCTGCAAGTACTCGCCCGAGACGCGGCTGCTCCCGGAGATTGGACCCATTTACCGGAAGGCCATCGTCTACGTGCGCCTCACGCCGCTCGGTGAAGACGCGCTGTTCCGCGTGACGCTGGAGTGCACGCACGTCGTCCAGTCGAAGACGCGGTTGGCGCGGCTGATTTGCAGAGAGTGCAAGAGGGGTCTCATCGAAGTAGTGGAGGAAAGCAAGCCATGAAGAAGCCCCGTTCGCAGCGCATCGAGAAGACGCTTCAACGCTACCGTGCCGAAGAGGTGGCGTTGAAGCACCTTTCCAGTGCCGCCGGGTTCCTGCTCATCGCGCGTACGCCCAGTGGTTCGCTGACCTACGTCAACTGCGACTGCTCGGCACATGATGCCACCAAGATCGCCGAAGCAATGCAGCTCATCAAGCAGGGTAGCATTCAGGAAGCCCGTGAACTGCTGTACAACAAGCCGCCGGAGACATTCGACTTCCCGTGCCGCGCGTTCCCTATCGTGCCCGTCAAGAAGCGCTTCATGCCCACGAACGCTGAGCTGTCACAAGCTATGTACGACAGCGTCAAGGCCGACATCGACCGCGTATGGGCGCGGCTGCTCAAGCCGCCGACACGGCGCAATGGTCCCAATGTTCGCAGCTCGCATCTTGGGCACCCGTGCTGTGTGAGCTGCGGCGGCGTCGTGTGCGACCGTTGTGGCACTTGGTGGCTGAAGAAAGAAGATGACCTCCTCTACCTGGTGTGCAAGGACGGCGTATGGTCCAAGATGGCCGCGTTGCCGTACTGCGTCTACTCGGCTAAGGAGTAGACATGAGCATTCGACTCCGCCCGGAAGTTCGCAAGTTCGCCAGCATAATGGAGCTGGCGTTGCGTGCGCACGATAAGGACCGCGGCGCTTCGTGGAAGACGGTGCCGATCCAGCAGTTGTGGAAGGGTCTTCAGGACGAGCACCACGAGCTTGGCGAAGCCGTCGAGCGGCATTTCTTTTATGCCGGTGAAGAAGCAAAGAACATCAGGCGCGAGCAGGTGCTCATCGAAGCCGCTGACCTCGCCAACTTCTGCATGTTCATGGCTGACCGGGCCGACCTCATGCAGTGGGAACCTCGCACCCGAGAACTCACCGAGGAAGAGCGCGACTGGGCAACCATCGAGTGGGCTGAAAAGAATATGGCGCATGAAGACGAACGGCTGCAAAGAGTCATCATGGCGTTCCTGCGCGTGCTGCGGAGGAAGACAAAGTGAACGTCTTGCTCGAAGGGCAAGTTCCGCTGCTGTGCGCGTTGATGATTGCGCTGACTTACATTGTGCGCGCGTACAAGCAGCTGGAGCGAAAGCAGCGGGACAGCTTTTGGCGCCTGGGTAATGCCGTTGACGATTGCGCGCGCCTCAACCAGGAAGCGCAGGAGAAGTACAAGCGAGAATTGAAGGCCGCAACCGCGCCGTGCAGCTACTGCGAAAAGCCGCGTCTGAAGCTTGCTGAGCACAACTGCGCAAGCTGCGGTGCTCATATGAAAGCAGTCGACTTGCCTTGCACGCCGAACCAATGGTTGCTGCAGTAGCGGAAAGGAAACCATGTTCAACTGGACGAAGTGCCCTGAGCAGTACAAGGAAGGGCTGCAGATGTACTTCCTCTACCATGTCGAGCCCGGCTCGTTCATGCGCGCTGTGCTGGAGAACGACTTGCACGAGGCCATGGCGCGGTTCGACGGCTTCTCGAGCAGCTACTTCTCCGACACCTCGTCCATGCGCAAGCTGCAGGACCTCATGAGCTTCCTCTACAACGAGGTGCCGGCGCGTACCGTCGGCATCTGGGGCACGCACGCAACCGTGGAAAAGTGGTTGAAGGCTCGTGAGAGCTGCAGCGAAACTGCGCCTTGCGAATGGCACACGCCCAAGGCACCACCACCGGTCATGGGCAACTGCGTGCGATGCCTTCGCTTGGTCGTTATGAGCCTTCTGACAGAACGCGAGCGCCTGCTGTACTGCGCGGATTGCATTGAGTACATCGACCAGGCGGCCGACCGGGAAGTAGATCGTCTGCGTGAGGAGAAGGGACTCGACTCGTGAACTTCGGCGGGTGCCCGTACGAGGGTTGTGACGGCTTTTTCGCAACGGCGCTGCCGGAACGCACGCCGATCTACGACAAGCAGACGTGCAAACTCTGCGGGCGCGTGGTCTGGCTGAAGCTGTCGCGGTGGGACCCGGAAGCGTACACAGAGGAGTCGTTCGTCGCGAGGTACCAGGTCGATGAGGCGACGAAGAAGATTCGGGACCGGACTGTTCGCGACCAACCTCGAGCGGCGGACTCTGGAACAGGCGATGCTGGATCCGTGCCGAGCGCCGGTGACGTCTCAATGCCCGATACACAACGGGGAGCTGGCGGTGAAGTGGCTTCTGGAGGAACTGATCGAGGAGGGGTTTGCGGCGCGAACGCCCAAGTCGAGAACTTCATCCTCGAAGAACTCAGCCGTCACGTCATCAAGCAGATGATGCACGACGTCATCTACGGCGCGGAGCGCGTCTGCTTCTGGGGCTGCGAGTACTGCCCGCCAGGACGGTTCGCGCTGCGGAGCTTGGACCCGAACGGGCAGGCGAAGGTGGACCGGATCCGAAAGCTACTGGAGGGAGACAATGAGCCGCAGCCGAAACAGCAGAAAGGGTAGCCGCAACAGCAACACGCGCCATAAGGACCTTTCGGGCGCGTTCGGCCACAAGGGCAGCGAGATGGACTGGCAGGGGCACACGGCAGAAAACAAGCGCTTCGACCGGCGCATCGACCGGCACCGGCAGAAGCGAGAGGACCAGAGGCGTTCGGAGGAAGACGAATGAGCGCAGATTGCAGTGGCGCGGATTGCACGCACCCGGACTGCGTAGCCAAGCGTACCGGGCTGACGCGTGACCAAGTCAAGCGCCAGCAGTTCAACATGCGATACGGCGCCTCCGCGCGCGTGCTTGCGCAGTTCGATACGGTGGCGCAGGCGCAATCGCTGCTCAAGGGCCACGAACTCAAGCCTACGCCCGCGATGCTGCCCGCGCCGCCTGAGGGGCTCAAAGTGGGAACGCTTCTCGTCGGCGCCGACGGCAAGGCGTACAAGGTGGTCAAGGAGACAACGGAGCACGAGGCTGGCAAGGTGGAGCACGCCAAGCCCGAGCACGAGATCGTCCCGCCGCCTGCGCACAACTACGGCAAGTGCCGCTTGTGCGGGCTAAAGCACTTCCCGAAGCGCCGCAAGAAGAAGCAGAACGGCCACGTCGCAAAGGGGACGATTCCCAGGCAGACGCAGTGGCGCATCAAGAACGAAGCACCGGAGGACAAGAAGCCATGAGTGGCATCTGCAAGCTCGAGAAGGGCGACCTGAAGATCAACATCGTCGACCTGCTAGACTCTGCAGGCGGGGAGGTGCGCAAGCAGCTGGTCCAAGCGCTTGCGTGCGAGGACGAGCTCTTCAAGGAAATCGTGGAGCAGCTGCGCACGGGCTTTACGACCGACGGCAACTACACGTACAATCGCGTCATCCAGGAGTCGCGCCGGCGCATCCTCGAGATGACCGGAGCGCTTGCCACGAAGGCAATCGAGGACCTTGTGCGGCAGCGCGACAACGCGTTCGAGCGCGTTGCGGGCCTCGAGAAGGACATCCGCGAGATCCGCGACGCCTGGCCCGAGGGCACAGAGGGCTACCCGCTGCCGCAGGGCAAGGTCAACTTGCACAGGTTCAACGACGACTGCCACAAGGACTGCGTTGGCAAGAGCTACGACTACGGTCATGGCTCCAAGGCCGGCCCTCCGTACAACAGCACACACGATGCGAACATCGAGTCCTGGGCTCGTCGCGACTCGCACGTCGCCGAAATCTTCAGCAACGTCGCCTCCGAAGTCAAGTTCCCCGACGACCCGCTTCAAGCGCAGCGGTTCCGGCTTGCGGTGACAGTCACTCACGCGTACAAGAACTGGCAGATGGAGCAGCGAGGGCTTCTATCCACTGATGGAAACAACGACCGCTACAAGGTCCTGACCGACGCGGTCGAGGCGTACGACAAGGTCGCGCGGGAGCTGTAGATGAACCTTTACCGCTACGTACCGACTTTCTACTCCTGGTGGTGGCACTTCACCAGGTGTCGGAAGTGCGACGGCGCCGGCCACCTCCAGTGCGGGATGTGCAACGGCACCGGCGACTACCCAAAGGCGTACATGTGCGGGCATTGCCCGTTGTCACAGGGCCGCGTCCAGTGCCCAAAGTGCAAGGGCTGGGAAGTGCCGAGGTACGTCTATCTGTACGATGCGCATGGCGAGTACTTCATGACGCGCGGTGTCGCGCCGAGCATCGTGTCGTTGACGTTGCCAGTGTACGACTCCAAGAAGCTGCAGGCGCAGTTCGACGATGGGTTCGTCCATACGACAGAGCCGCCGCCTATCAGCTATAGGACGTTCAACCGGCAGCGGGGCACGGACAAGTTCTACGAGGAGGTTCGATGAGCGTCGTGGTCAGCCGCTCAGCAGTCGAGGAGCTGCTTGCAGTCATGGACGCCGCTCGTACCAGCGTCAAAAACATCCAGTTCGCCATGACTACGGGCACGCCGCAGAAGAAGCTCGAGCCAATGATCACGGACTTGCGGACGAACATCATCGCCGCGCACACCTGGGCTGTCGCACAGGACCTGAAGTTCCGCCGGGAAGCCGGTCGCCCCGCGAGGCCGCGCACGTGAAGCACCTCGCCATCATCCGCAGCATGGACCGCATCGTCCGCGAAGTCGCGTGCGGCAAGACGCCATTGCCGCCACTGCAGGACATCGAGACTAACGCCGCGTGGACTTCGCCGCGGCTACGCGACGCTGAGAAGTGCTGGAAGTGCGATGCTGTTGTGAGCGCAACGGTGGTCGCTACAGAAGCTGTCGTAGCCGGAGCGACTGTCGACGAAGGAGTTCAGTGCGGGCAGCGGTTCGTGCTGTGGCAGCTCGACCGCAGGATGGGAGAGAGGAACCCCCGGTGAGCGGACCAGAACACCACCACGAGTACGGAGTCGGCGCGTGCTCGCACCCGACGTGCGTCAAGAGCACGCAGATTCAACTGCGTCGCGAAGAGCGGTACAACTTTGCTCGTATCTTGCGGACCATTCCTCGCAATGCTGCCGGCCACATCGAGCTGTCCGAGGAGAACGCCGATCGCATCGCCAAGCTCCTGGAGAACACGTAGTGGCGCACGCGTACACGCCGATCATGGATTTCGAGATCACGGTCCTTGCTGCTTTCAACCGCACAGTGCATCCGGGTCATCCGGCCACGCTGCATCAGCATCTTCGCAAGATGCGCGTACAGGGGACGTCTGACTACCGCCTCGAGTTCCTGGTATTCAAGTCTGGCTACATGGCCGCGTGCGAAGATAAGCAGCAGAAAGGGTTCTAGTGGTCCTTGAACGCGACTTCCGCGCCACGCTGAAGAAGGACCTCGAGTCCGTCGGGTGCTGCGTCTTCACCATCCACGGGCACGTGTTCCAAGCGGCGGGCTGGCCTGACATCCAGGTGTACCATCCGTGCTGGACTGGCCACTTGGAGCTGAAGGTCGGCGGGAACACCGCGACCAAACTGCAGAAGTGGCGCATGCTGGAGCTCCGCAAGCGAGGGACGCCTGCGTACTTGCTCGACCTGACCGGCGAGGACCTCGTCGTGCTGAACAGCGAAGAGGTTGGCATCATGCGCCTCGCGGGTTGGCGGAACGATACGGACCACAAGCGGCGGACGAAGCTGCTCCTCATCGCGCTACGGTTCGCGTCAGGCGTCGTCATGAGCTTGAAGGACTTCGACATTTACCAGTGGGGCGAGCGGAACGGCATCAGCTCGCAGCAGATCGCAGACGTTGTTGAGTTTCTGAGAAACCCGGAGGTGTAGAGTGGTAAATAGCAACACAGAGTCTCGAAACGAGCTTATTTCGTACTGCGTGGTACTTGTGCTGTCCGTTTGCGTTGCTGGTTGGTGCGCGCAGCAGTTTGGCTACACCTTCAGCCAGGGAATCGCGGTGTTCGCGATTGCATGCCTAGTGAAGACGCTCTGGAACGGCCTCAGCCTCAAGTAGGAGCAGCATGGACCCTTGCCTCTCTACTGTGTCGCTGGAAAGGGACGAGTCAGCACTTACGTTCAAGTGCTCGTTGCCGCTCGGACACAACTGCCCGCACACCGGGAACAGCACAGACATGTACAAGGATGGCAGTGTGCTTCTCACTGCTACATGGTGGTAAATGAACACTTTGAAACAGCCGACGCGGCCTATGCTTGAGCTGCTTCTTCACATCTCAGGCGGCATGAAGCTTCGACGACACGTAGAACCGCTCAAGAAGCCGATAGGAGCACGTGTCAATCGGGTGCAGTACCGGCTTCATGGCCTTTCAAACGGTAGAGGAACAGGCGCGTACAACAAGAAGCTCATCATGAATGCATTCACCATGAACTTCATCAAGCAGACCTGGACGGACCAGTACTGCTACCAGCTTACGCTGCTGGGGCGCATGCTCATCACAGCGTACAAGTTCGGAGAAGTCGATGGAATTACTGAAGGCGCGTCTCGAGGCAGCGATAGGAGGCTTGCATGAACGAAGCCCAGAACCACGCCATCTCCATCGCCATCCTCGAGCGGCAGAAGCAATACCACAAAGCGCATGGGACGCACGTCGTGAAGTTCTTCGGCGGGTGCAAGCGCTGTAAGGACTTCGACCGCAGTATTGAGCACCAGAGGAACGAAGTGGAGAAGGCCATCCTTTTGCAGTGGGGCGATCCCAGGTTCGTAGCGGACTGGGCACCGGAGGCAATGCCAAAGCCATGACGAACGAAGAGAAGAACCAGGTGCTGCTGGGCGCGTGCGTTATTCACGTAGTCATGGCGTTGCTTGTATGCGCAACCATTACTGCGTGGCACTTCGATTGGCTGCACGGGTTTGCTGCTGGGATGCTTTGCGCTGTCTTCGCGTACATCGCCGGTCTAACTGCTGGCCTTGCGAGGGCAGCGTGAGCCACGATGGATCGTGCGGCGGACCGGTGCATTGCCAGGTGTGCGCGCAAGGAGATGAAGCGCCCGCGCCAACGATGACGAAGGAAGACCTCGAGTTCATGGCACGCAGCGCTGACCGGATTGACGCAATTGCGCGTTCAATTGCGGTTAGGCCTGAAGTGCTTGGCATGGGACAGGACGCTACGTTCACGAACCTCGAACGCGCAGAGGCGGAGTCCCGGTTCCGAGCGCTCGAAATGACAGGTCCTGAGGGCGGCTTCCTCATCAGCGACGAGATGGCTACGGAGATGCGCATCCAGTTGATCAAAGCTTTCCACAGCGGCAAGTACCGCGAGCGCACGGGTGCTCTCAAGTGCATCCCGCTGCGCGTGGTCATCGACGGGAAGCCGGACGTGACATACGAAAGGATTGACGCGGCTATCCGGCCGTGGGTCGCAAGGTGGGTCAAGAAGCAGCGCAGGAAGATGAAGCGCCGGCGACTCCGGCGGAGAGGGTGGAGGTAATGCCGCAAACCTCACCTGAACGTCGCGCACGCTGGCAGACGTTGGAGCGCGCAATGGAGCACCTGTCGCTGAAGGGCTATGGGTTGCTCTCAGACTGGACTTGGCGCGCGCCATTGGGCTACGTGGTGACTGCCATGGACGAAGACGCGATCTTGTACTGCATCGAGGAGTGGGATTTTGGTGGCGTCGTAACTGAAGAGGAGTAGCAATGCCGAGGCCAAAGGTTCGAGACGGATTGTTCTGGGTGACCGCCGCGGACAGCCGTGGCGTGTCCGCGTGCACCATCGACGGGAAGGAAGGCTCGCGCGTGTACATCCGGGCGAGCGAAGACGTAGTAATCGTCGAGCGGCAGGATGGGACCCTGGTGTGCACGCGCATCGGCAAGGTCCTTTGCACAGAGCGCGCGGTCATCGTACGGAACCGGATGAATGCAGTGTTGGGGAGGAAGTAGTGAGCGTTGCCATTACGTCTCGACTCACACCAGAGGAGATCGAGACGCTGCAAGAGCTCATTGTGAAGCGTGGCATCATCGTGTCTTTGGTGCCTGTACTACCGCTACCAGTTGCACCATTACCCGCCGCACCGAAGACTGACGACTCAGGCCCGTCCTGCTACAATTGCGGGACGATCATGACGCGTTCGGGTACGTGCCATAGGTGTCCGAACTGCGGTGAGAACGATGGGTGTTCGTAGACTAAGCGCGTAAAGGAGACGCCATGATCCGCTACGCTCACCGCAAGCCGTACGAAGTAGAGGCGATGCAGCTGATTGCTGGTAATGACGACAAGGTGCGCGAGTTTATCGGAGCACACTCAGTCAAGCTCTCTATCGTGCCTGGGTATGTAGTCTTCGAGTTTAGCAGTGGCGTGCGTGTTTCGATTCCATGCGGCGCGTGGTTCGTAAAAGACCCTGCGCATGATATGCAATGGTTGAGTAACCACGACTTTCAAGCCCGGTACGAACTGAGGTAACCATGATCCGCCGCTGCGACAAGTGCTTTGTGACGTACGATGACGCGCAGCTCTCCACTATTTGCCCACACACGACGGCGGCGGGCGGCTGTGGCGTGCTGTGCAAGGTACATGACTTGTTCAATTGCACGATGGCGCACGACGAGCATATCCTCGGAGCAATGGTGCGTGGCGCTATTAGTGGCGAACCTGACCACGATAAGGACGGTCTTGGTTTGCGTGATCCGCTGACGCCAGCGCGCTTGCGGGGCGTTCGCGACTACCTGCGTGACCACTCTTACCGTATGGGTGGGATGCCTCACCAACTTCTTGCTACGCTAGACGCAGAAGTTGCACGGCTAAAAGGTGCTCTACAAAAAGCGCTCCGCCTGTCTGGAACTACACCTGCGCACGAGTGGGACTCCACCATGAAGGACATCAAGGACGCTATCGATGGGTAGCGAATTGCAACTGAAGTGCTCGCGCTGCGGCACGTGGTGCATGGAGTTGATCTGCGATGACTGCGAAGAGTACGTCACGGTGACGCCAGCTGGGATTTACGTGCCGGCAGAGAAGGTCGTCTACATACCTGAGGACCTGGTCATCGTGTCGTGGAACAAGAAGCTAGCAGTCGAGGCGCGAGAGCGGAACCTGGAGAGGAATTGAACGTGGGACGACCGAACATGGACGGGTTGGGCGGGACTAGAGGAGCGTCGTTCATCGTGCGTGCGGCAGCGCACAAGACGTCAACACGGCATGTCCCGGAGAAGCGCCGATGGGTGAGCATACGGAATGTGCGCGGGTTTCGGCAAGTAGGGAAGCGAATCGTCCTGGAGATGAGCAACGCACCGAGCATTACGTGCTGTGACGCGCCGGACATCATCAAGATTCGCATGCTGATGTGCAGGGAATTCGTCGCCGGAGCGCGGGACAGAAAAATGTCGCGGCGCAAATAACCTGCCACTGGTAGGGGCATTGGCTCTTTAGTATCACGCTCTAGGGAGGGGTAGCTCTAGATTTCTGGAACCTTGGCCTTGGCCTGTAACCGCCCTACTCTACATACTTTATAACCCTTAGCTCCACGTAGTAGTAGTAATAGGCTGGTTCTCGACAGTTCTTGGCGTTGGTGAGTTCTAAAAGTTCCCTGCTACCTCTGGAGGGAGCGTGATACTGAACAGGTCTAGCACTTGTAGGAGCACTTCGAATGACGAGTGCGTTCAAGCGCGTGAAGGTGCAGCTCAACGACATCGCGAAAGCAGAAAGGGCTTTCGATAGGGAACGCCGTAAGAAGTGCGACTGGGAGGACCCTGAAGACGTTGCGCTGTACAAGCAAGAGCAGTATCAAGCGTTGAGGCTTGCAGTACTCAACGAGCTTGTACCTACCAGAGTTTGTCCTGGACCATGCGGGCAGCTTCGGCTTTCTAGTCGTGAATGGGTTGTAAGTACAGACCGCAAAGCTGCAATGTGCCGAAGGTGTTTTCACAACCGATATAATAAGCCAGGAGGTGCTCAGATTTTGGACCTTGTGCTGTTCCCTGCGACAATGACTCGGTACAAGCTAGATGGAGGTTCGCTCACGCTTGCACGCGTAAAAACCGAATTGAGCGTTCGGGCTTTTGCGCACCGTGCGGGCTGGTCATTGTCGTACCAACGCAAGCTCGAAGACGTGTCGAGCACTGTGAATGAAGCAACCGCGCGCGCCATTATCACTGTGCTCCAGGAATGCGGTGTCACGACGAAAGACATCTTGCAGTGAGCAACAGTTCTGCGTTTGAAGTCGTGAAGGTCTTGCAGTTTCGCTTCATCGTAGCAAAGCACATGGAGAACTTCTCTCATGGGACGACGTCGTTCGTCATTCAGACGCAAGTGTCGCTTGACTGGGTCCTTCGTCCCTCGTGGCCACATCCAACCAAGGAGCACTCGAATGCCGAAAACCGGTAAGCCGCACAAGAAGCCCTTCCTGCAGCGCTCGGACATTGACCGAGTGATGGGCACGTTGTTTCAACTCACGAGCGACGCGTACGAAGTCAACATGTACGCAGATGCGCTCTCCAAGTCGTTGACCTTCGCGGACCTCAAAGCGGTCGAGGGCCAGCTTGTCGAAGCAGCGTCGCTCATCGCTTGCGTCAAGCGCCTCACCAAGGAGATGGTGCACAGCAATGCAAGCCCACAGAACGTCAACAATCTGACGAGAACGTAACTCAGCGTACGCACGCAAAGAGCATCACGCGCGCGTTCAATGCAAATGTGCGCCAGCACCTTCAGGGACCGGCAGAACCTCAGCAGAATGTGGTATAGTATAAAGGAGGCGTCGTAGGATGCCCACTGGCGACAATCCCTCATCGCACCACCTGCACGGATGTCCTGCGCCAGACCATCCTAGACGCTGCATCGGGCGTCGACGTGCTGACGGCCCTCTGCACGGAGAGCAATGTCCGCATTGGGGTGAGAAAGGCACGGACCCGCCTCGCTGTCGCGTGCACGGGGGACGTTCGCACGGGAGGCGACGCGAGATGAGCCACTCACCGTACACGACGCGCGCATCGAAACGATTGCAAGACGCGCTCAAAGAGTTCGCGGAAGCGGAGAACGACCGGTTCTCGCTCGAAGCAGAGATTGACCTCGCACGGCTGCTCACTGAGCGCGCTGTGCGGATTTTCGACGCGGCGCACTACGGAGAGAAGGAAGGCGAGATCAATCCGGAGCTGAAGGCGGCGTCTCGACAGGCCTTGCTGAACAATCTCCAGAACGTGATGAGCCTTGTGGAGAAAGCCGCAAAGGTCATGGCGTTGACGCGAGGGCTTTACACGCCGAAGCAGGTGCAGCAGATGATGATGAGCGTCACGCGTATCGTCGAGCGGTACGTGACAGATGAGTCGAAGCTGAAGGCGATCATGACTGAGTTCAACGACATCAAGACGACGAACGAGAACGCAAAGGCCGGCACCACGATCATCATCACATGAACATGCTGAGCGACCACACGAACGGACCGCTGCAGAAGGGCGTGCGCGTTCTCGTCGATGGAAAGCATCCAGGCATCATCGAGAAGTGGTGCGGCGGTCGAGACTACGTGGTCATGGCGAACGTCACCGAAGGCAAGGAGACGCACAAGCGCCGTCTTGCCATTGGCGCCGATCGCATCACGGTGCTTGACGCGTCCAAGACACGCCCAGGCGTGGTGACCAAGTGAAAAAGTACCTCTTGAGCTGCATGCTTGTTGCGGTAGCAGCCGCGTTGGTGAGCGGTGCTCTTTGTGCTCCGCGCAAAGCATCTGCTGCGTTCGTCTGGGACGGTCGGCCGATGGTGCCCGTTGTGAACGCTTCGGTGCGCCCGCCTATCGACCTCACAGCGCGCGAGTGTCTCCTCTACGGATACACGGGTGAGGCCATTCGTCTCCAGGAGCGCGCGCTCGACACGCACGACCAGAAGGACGTGCGAGCGTTCCTCGAGCGCGTGCACAATCACCCTGAGGAAGCGAAGGGCGCGCTCATCACGTACAAGCAGGCGCCCAAGTGAGCCACCGCTACATTGACTGCCAAGCGCTCGGCGGCGGCGGCGTCGCGCTGGGCGCGGTCAAGGAAGGATTCACCATCGCGCGGCGCCTTGCGCTCCCTGGTGGGTTCGGGAACGCTTGCGTGGACGCGAACACGCACCTCTTCGGTACCGACTTCGAGATGGAGACCGGCGAAGCGGAGCTGTGGGAGCCGGTGCACGGTGCAGCGTACCTCAACGGCACGCCGCCGTGCAGCGGTTTCAGCGTCATCAACAACAACGGCGGTCCGAACTCACGCGGCATCGACTCGCCGATCAACTCGTGCCAACGCAAGCTCGTGGAGTACGCTGCGCGGTGCACGGGTGAGGACGGTCGCCCAGGACCTGAGGTAGTCGCGTTCGAGTCTGTGCGTCAGGCGTATTCGCAGGGCAAGTCGCTGATGTACACGTACTTGCGCATCCTTCGTGAGCGCACAGGTGAGGACTACAAGCTGTATCACCTGCTGCACAGTGACGCTTCGCTCAACGGGTGCCAAGCGCGAGCGCGGTATTTCTGGTACGCGGCGCGCATTCCGTTCCGGTGCTTCGTGCCGCCTCAAGAGCAGCCGCCCACGTATCATGAGGTCATCGGCGACCTCATGGGTCTCCAGGAGACGTGGGCACCGCAGCCCAGGCGCAACCTTCCGAGCGACTGGGCGATGCAGCACGCGGACACGAACGAGATCACCGCGCACCAGTGGATTGAGTCTCCGTCGTGGCGCCATGTGCAGTCCACTCTGTGGGACGACGGGTGGCGCATCGGTGAGGACGTCGAGCGCGTCCTCGCGCGCTACCACGCGCAACACAGGACAGTTCCTAAGGGAGCTGAGGCTCTTTGGGAGCGCCTCGTCCTGGAGCAGTTCTTCGGACGCGTGCGGCGCATCGACGGAGAACGGCGCGGCGCGTGGGTACTCACCGGGATGTGCTCGGGCGGGTTCATGCACTACGCGGAGAAGCGCGGCCTGACTGTGCGCGAGTTTGCGCGCATTATGTCGCTGCCAGACTCGTTCTCGTTCACATGGACAGACAGCGTCGCGAAAGCAGCGTCGGTCCTCGCGAAGAACTGCCCGCTGACCGCAGGGCGTTGGGCAGCGAGGATTGCGCTTGCAGCGCTGGACACCGTCGAGCCGGAAGGGTGGGAAGAGTACGAGCTCGTACCGGACGGCGAGCACCAGTTCATGGTCGACTTCACGCACCGATGGAAGCAGACAGTGTACGAAGAGGCAGCGGCCTAAGATGTTCCGATCGCAAGACGGCACGGCAAGCGAAGAGGAGATGGGCTGGAAAGCTCGACTTGAAGAGAAGCCCAGGACTTCGCTCCCGTACCGGACCTTTGACAACATGACGCTGAAACTGCAGCGAAGGCTCACAAGGCTCAACGGGCTTTGGCTGCAAGGATGGAACGCCGCTGACTGTTACGTCAAGGCAAGCCGCAACAAGTTCGGTGACACGCAGACTGACTACGCTCCGCACGACGGACAGGGGATGTACCCGGAAGTGTATCACGTCGCGAGGAAGCACAAGAAGCTGACTGTCGCGTAGTAGCCGCCGCTTAGTTGCAACTGTCGCGTACGCTCCGATGCGCGCTGTGTATCGCCGGTCATCTGTCATGCAGGGATGAACGAGCGAGCACGGGTTTGAAAGATGTTGTCAGCGCATACCGGAGGACTGCATGTCAGAAGAGATGGTCAAGTACCTGCTCGGCGGTGGCTGCGGAGCGATGGCTCTGGTCATCGTCGCTTTGTGGGCAAAGCTGTGGTCAAAGGACAAGGAAATCGACGACGTACGCGAGCAGCAGACATTGCTTCGCGAAGCCGCTGTGGCCGCTCGAGAGAAGATCATCGAGAACCAGAGGGTCGCTCTCGAACTGTCACAGAAGGAGCTGTACGAAGCGCGTATCAAGTTCGAGCGCGAGCATGGTGACACCATCAGAAAGGCGCTCAGCATCGTGATGGCCGCGAAGAACAAGCGCGCGCCGCGAACACCGAGTCCAGACACGAAGGACGCGAACACGCAGATGCGCATGCTGACGCAGGAGCTTGGCGGTGTGGAAGTCGAGGAGCTTTTGAGGACAATCCGTGGTTCGTAAGTCTTGCCAAGAGACGCAGCGTGTATCGCCTATCGCACCCGGAGGGAGTCGTTTTCTCCGGGAGGACGGCAAGTACATTCAGGGGGTCATCTTGATCTCTCGGACAATCCTGACAGTCGGCTCTGGTGTATACGCGACGCCAGAAGATACGCGGTTCCTGATCTTCAAAGCAACGGGCGCGGGCGCGGGCGCGGGCGGCATCACACTCGTCGTGCCCGGCATTGCTGTTACGGGCGGCGGAGCATCTGGCGAGTACGCTGAGCTCACTGTGAATAGCCCGGAAGCTCAGTACAACTGGGTCGTAGGCGCCGGCAGCGCGGGTGGTATCGGCGGCGGCGCGGGTGCGGGCGGCGACACGACAGTCGATGATTCAACCGGGCAGATCCTCAAAGCTCAAGGCGGGCGTGGCGGTCCTGGCGCGGCTGCGCCTGCGGTTGCTGATGGCGCTGTGCTTGGTGCTGCGAACTACCCTCCTGGAGCGGGATACGACTTTGCTACAGGAACACGACAGGGAGAGTCTGGTTTCATCCTCGGAGGTCTCGCGTTTGGCATCAGCGGACGCGGAGGCCACTCCTTCTACGGTTCCGGAGGCGACCCGGTGATCTTGGGCAATGGTCTCAACGGGGCGGTGCCGGGTGGTGGCGGTGGTGGCGCAGTGGCGAACCCTGGTCCCGCTGTGCTGAACGGCGGCAACGGCGGTGACGGGATGCTCATCGTCGAGGCGTACGCATGAGTTTCTCAAACGCTTACGAGCAAGCGATCCTCACGGCAATTCGCGCCCTCAATCTGGAAGTCCGAATGCACACCGGTGACCCAGGCGAGGACTGCACGGCGAACGAAGTTGTCGGAGGATCGTATGCTCCTGAGGTTGTGACCTTCGGTGCGCCGGTCGCAGGCTCCATGTCTAACGACGTTGTAGTTCAGTTCGACGGGATGCCTGCTTGCACAGTGACGCACACGTCGCTGTGGAACACGGACCTTGACACACCTGTCCTCTACGGAGCTCTTGACGAAGCCAAGGAAGTCCTCGCAGGACAGACATGCGAGTGGCGAGTCGGGACGCTGATCGCGACGGTGTCATGAGCGGATTTCTCACTTACGACGAGATCATCGCGGCGATCTCCGTCAACGCACGTGGACAGACGTACTTCTTCAACAAGTCCATGCCAGCGTCAGGAGCGGCAGGCCGTATCCACTCTTCGTGGAGACGCTCTGGGCTTCCCGCAGCGGGCACCGATCCAACCGCACTGACTGCGCGTGTTGTCGATGACTCAATCACCGGTGCGTTGGCGTTCGTAAATCCCACGGGTGGGCGCACGCTGCATCTGCTTCGCGCGCTCGCGATGTCGTCAGCGGGTTCGCCGATGGGGACGCTGATCCTTGCTGATCGGCTCCTTGACTACGGCGTGCTAGACCACAACTCGAACGCGCAGCAGAACCTTACAAACGACGTGTCGCTCGCGCGGTACACAGACGGCAAAGGCGTGATGGCGTTCCTTGAAGTGACGACTGTTCTGGGTGGTGTTGCGCAGAACCTCTCGATGAACTACGACTCAGATGTGTCTAACGGTCAGACGTCGGTGAGCATCGCGATGCGCACAACCGCGGCAGTTGACGAGGTTCCGCACGGAGTGAACGGTGTCTGGATTCCTCTAGCGGCAGGCGATCATGGCGTGAAGAAAGTGAATCACATCACCTTCTCTGCGGCGGGCGGCGGCGCTGGCAAATCCAACCTCGTGCTGTGCAAGCCGCTCCTTGAGCTTCCACTACTCCAAGCAGGTGTCGCAAGTGAACGGGACCTTGTGATGCAGATCGCGTCTCTTCCGCGTCTGTACGACGACCACGCGCTGATGTGGATCCTCGTGGCGGCCGTCAGCGCGACGCCTGTTCTCTTCGGCTCTCTTGGCGCTGCGGAGAACTAGCATGATGGAGATACTCAAGCAAGTCTGGGAGACCAGGAATCCTGGAAGAAAGTTTCCTGAGCTCCCGCGTGAGGTTGTCGCGATGATGGAAGAGGCGTTTCTTCGCGTCTATGAATCAGGAGTGAGAGAAGGCCAAGCGTCGTGAGTGGCTTCGAGACGTACGCTGAAATCCAAACCGCTCTTCGAAGCGGCCAGGAAGAACGACGCGTAGTTGTCTTTGGCAACGTGGGCCGAAAGTTTACGCAGTGGGTAGACCTCTTCGGCGTGGTGAAGTTTCCTGGAGGTGTTGCAGGTTCTCATCCTACACCTGCACTGACTGCCGTCGCGTACACGCACGGTGATGTAGGAAGCATCGTACTGCGCGCGCCGCGGGCAGGTAACCGACAGCACCTCGTGGAAGTAGTTCACGCAGTTGGATGCTCGCATGCCATAGAAGCTTGCGGGACGATGCTGCTTCACGACCGTCTGCTTGCGTATGGTGGAATTGACCATACGATAGCGACACTTCAGAACATGACGAACGGAGTAGGACTTCCGCGGAAGGTGTCGGGCTTGGGTGTTCGGGTGGCTCTTGTCGCTAGCACCGCGCGGAACGCAGCAACGCAGCGGACACTGACAGTGACGTACACGAACGAGCACGGTGACGGAGGAAGGACGGGGACGATCGTTGTGCCGGTCAGCACCGGGTTTTCAGAAGCGTCTTGGGTCGTTTCAACTGCAGACACCCAGCCGCTGTTCATGACGCCGCAAGCAGGTGACTTTGGAGTGCAGTCAATCGAGAGTGCGCAGTTCGACGGGACGTCTACAGCTGGCGTGTCAGACCTCACGCTTGTCTACCCGATCACAATGTGGGGCAATGACCAGTACTACCTGAATGAACTAGCAGGCTTTCCTTCTGACGGCCCTTCAGCAATGTCGCTCATTCGAGAGCGCGCAGTGTTTCCGATCTTGGATGGCGACGAGTGTCTCAGTCTTTTCTGGGTGATTCCAGGAACGAATCCGTTCCATGATAACTCAAGTGCTCTTGTGTTTCAGACAGTAGAGAACTGATGCTGATCACGAACCGTCTAGGACGATGGGGTTTCACTCGGTCAATGTCGATGACGCTGCCAGGCTTGACTTGTGACTCGCGTTACGTTTTCGCACCAGTTGAAGTTACAACTCCGTACGTTTGGACGCCGCAGACTGACCCAACAGTCCAGATGGCGGGGACGCTCTCAGGTTCCGGCAGCCTAAGTGGAAGCGCGACTATTACCGCGCTCGCTAGTGGCACGGAGTCCGGGAGCGGAAGTCTTGCAGGAAACGTAGTTGGTGTGTCGCTTGTAGACGCAGAGGCAGTTGGATCTGCGTCTACAAGCGGTGAACCCGGAGTAACGTCGCTGTTGAACACAACGGCTGTAGGAGAAGGCGACGTAGAAGGGACGTTCACTTTCTTCGAGTTCTTTGACGCGGCAGTAATCGGGTCTGGAACACTTAGCGGTTCGGTTTTCACTCCGGTACTGCTAAGTGAGCGAGTACTGAAAGTGCCGAAGGTCGGACTCGCTGCATTCGCGGACGCAGTCGCTCGAGTACCAGACGAGCAGTACGCGGTAGTTGCGTTCGACGATCGAAGAGCGGTAGCGCAGCCAGAAGAGCAGTATGCTGTTGTTGCGTTCGACGACCGGCAAGTGTCTGTAGTGTCTGACGTGAGAGTTGTGCGTGTGCCGTTTGTAGACGACCAAGAAGAGCGCGGAGCGTCAGTATGAGCCTCGGCAAGTTTATCAAAGACCCGAACGCCAAGCTCGACTACACGGTCGACTGGTCTTCGTACCTGGGCAGCGACACGATCGATTCGGTGGAGTGGGTCGTTCCAGATGGCATCACGATGGAGTCGCAAGAAGAAACTGAGTCGGTTGCGACTATCTGGTTGAGCGGCGGGACGGCCGGGACAGACTACGACGTAGTGTGCAGGATCACGACGGTGGGCGGCCGCATCGACGACCGCACCATTGTGATCAAGGTACGCGAGCAGTAGGAGAAACATGCTGGCCAACAACACCATCGTCAGGCTGAAGGGCCGGTCGGGGATCATCACGAAGACGATTCCCGGAAGCACCGCCGAGTACTTCGTGCGCATGTTCGACGGCGTGCGCGTGGCCGCGCGCGAGGAAGACCTCACCGTTCCCGCAGTGGGGTCGATGAACACGCCTGAGCTGCGGCGCGCGATGAAGGAGCAGCTTGGCACGGTCGTCGACGCAGACGGGTTCGAGTACATGCGAGTTCTGGAGTGGACGCCCGCGGAGATGATTACCGCGTTGACGGCGTAAGGCGAGAGGCGCCTGCGCTGCAAGCTGATGCTTGCAGACGAATCCTGCTGTGACGCAAAAAGGTCTAGGGAACCTGCTGGCTGAGCTGACGCTCAGCAGCGAATGCACCTGGAGGCTGTAGATGAGCGGAAACGACAGGCTGGTCGAAGCGGCGGAGTCCATCGCCGAGAGCTTCGGCACCGGACTCGGAGCGATTCTCTCGATCGATCCGCTGACGGAGGACTTCAACCAGGCGGACCCGGGGAACTACGTCCTCGGCAAGATGTACTCCCGCGGGCAGAGGACGTACGTCTTCTGCAAGGAAGTCGCGAACGCGGTGCCGGGCGTGGCGGGCGACGTCGCCTTCCACGACGACTCGGGCGTGCGCGGCGAGGTCACGACGGACTACTCCGAGAACCTGGCAGACCTGCTCCGCCCGGTCGGGGTGTACCCGAACTCGCCGGACGACGGGAACTACTTCTTCCTGCTCGTCCTCGGGCCGTACGCGACGGTGAACAACAACGGCGACGACGACATCACCGCGGGTCTCGACATCATCGCCACTGCGGCGGACCACGGCGTCGTCAACGCGGGTGCGCGGACGCTCGCCACCGGCGTGGGCATCGCCTACGAGGCGGACGTCGACGGCGCGAACACGGTCGGCGTCAACGTCAACTGCCTCGCGAACTGGTAGGCAACTACTAGTTCGTCGCGCTTCAAACGCCGATTGCTTGGCGCCACGGAGAGGACGGTCCTTTCCGTGGCGCTCAAGGCGGCGGTCTACGGAGGATGCACATGGAGTTCCTCAAGTCGTTCATCACGTCGAAGAAGGCGGCAGCGATGCTCGCAGCCGTCATCATGCGCGTGATCGGGACCAAGATCGGCCTCAACGAGGTCGAGGTCTCCGGCATCGTGTACACCATCATCGCTTACATCGTGGGCCAGGGCATCGCGGACCACGGCAAGGAAGCGGTGAAGGCCGATCAGCCGAAGGTCGAGAAGACCACCGAGGGCTAGGTGTCCGTCGCGATCTCCGTCCCGGAGCCGTACGCAGAGCTCGTCACTCTTCGAGCGCAGACGCTCGTCGAGCACGCGAGGCTCAATGGTCGCTTCTTGGAAGTGGCCATCGCGCTCGCGCTCCGGGACGCATCGGACGGCCAGGTCGTCGTGATGTTCGTGTCCAAGCGCACGCAGCGGGCAAAGCACGTACTGCTCCGCATGCTCGCTGACGCGGACTTCAAGACCACCAAGTACAGCGACCATGGGTCTGACTCGTCCATGGCTGCGTACCGTCTCAACAACGGCGCAGAAGTCTGGATGTGCTCCGGCAAGACGTTCAACGCCGATGAGCTGCCCTTCACGCACGTTGGAGCGGTCTACGCGCTCGACTGTCAGGACATCACGACAGACTTGCGGCGTATTGTGTCAGCAGACAGGCGCACGCTGTTCGGCGAGATTGCAGACCGCGGTCATTGGTTCTACGAAGCGTGCCGTGAAGCTGGTGACGAGCTCCTGAAGTACGACATGGCGGCCATCACGAAGCTCTTCCCAGACACGAAGCCTCGCGTGCTTCCGCAGACGGACCCGCTGTACAAGCGCGTGATGGAGTTGCAGGACGTCGCGCCGACGTTCAGCGCGCAGTCTTTCATCACCTTCGCGCGCAGGCGCTTGAAAGTGCGCACGGACAAGCCGCTTGAGTTCCTCACTGAGCGCCAGCAGGCAGAAGGGCGCGCGCAGTTCGGAACTCCTGTTGTCACCTTCGACGTCTCTCAGCTGCAGAAGCGCTACCTGGCAGCGAAGCGCCTTGCTGTGATGCAGGGCAAGAAGCCGTGGTACCTCCTGCTGAAATACCGGCGCGGAGGTTTCACCACGCTTGAGCAGGGGCTCTCGTACCAGGTCTGCCAGGAGCTTCCTCGGTCGGACGCAATGACGCTTGCGCACACAACCAAGTCTACGAAGCGCATCGTGCGCATCACGAAGGTCTTCCATGAGAAAGACCCGGAAGCCGTTCCGCGGCTGAACGATAAGAGCAAGGAGACGTTCGAGTTCGAGAACAACTCGTACTTCTTCATCGGCACTGCAGGCGGAACTGGTGAGGGCCGTGGTGATACGCTTCAGCGCGTGCACGGGTCTGAGGTTGCGAAGTGGTGTCTCGGTCCGCACCGCATGGAAGACGTAGATGACCTCATCGCTGGACTGCTCGGCGCTGCAGCGCACGGCGAGGTTGTCCTGGAGACGACGCCGAACGGCATGGAGTGGTTCGCGAACGAGTACAAGTCTGCACGCCAGGGCAAGAGCGAATTCACGCCCATCTTCATTCGCTGGTTCGACGACCCACTGAACCGCTGCCGTCCCGGTGAGTTCGACCCTGAGGAGCTTCTTGCAACGCTGTCAGACGAAGAGAAGAACCTGATGGCTAAGCACAAGCTTGATCTCGGCCAGGTTGCATTCAGGCGCCAGCAGAAGCGCGTGTACAAGCGGCTGTTCCCGCAGGAGATGCCTGAGGACGACATCTCGTGCTTCATCCAGTCGGGCACTTGCTACTTCGACACAGATGAGCTGCTAGAGATGCTGGAGAAGATGCCGGACCCGGACCCGTGCAAGTGGGGCATCCCGGGCGGGTACGAAGCTGAGTGGGAGAAGCCCGTCAAGAACGAGGAGTACGTTCTTGGCTGCGACACCAGTGAAGGTCTGCCTGGCTGCGATCCGAACGGCGTCGGCGTCATTCGCAAGAGTACTGGCGCGCAGGTTGCTGCGGTGCACGGGCTCTTCAATCCGCGCGTACTGGCGGAGCACGCGGTGCGCCTCGGCCAGAAGTACAACAACGGGCTCCTCGCAGTCGAGCGCGAGAACCACGGGCACGCGGTTATCCAGAAAGTGCTCGAGATCGGCGGCAACCAGTACCGCAAGCCGCATTTCCGCGGCGGCTCCATGTACTTCTTCGACGTGAGGGAGGACATCAAGAAGGCGCGCGCCGGTTGGTCGACGAACGGCAACACACGCGACGTTCTGCTCGACGGTCTGAGCGAAGCGATCATGGACGGCCTCATGGGTGTCAAGGATCGCGAGTTCGTCGATGAAGCGCTGTCGTTCAAGCTGCAGTCGAACGGGAAGTTCGAAGCGGACCCGGGCGCGCACGACGACCAGGTCATCAAGTGGGGCATCGCGTGGCAGATGAAGAAGTACGCGCGGTCGAAGCCCAAGATCACGTTCCTTGGAGGCAGCAAGTAATGGACAAGGTGCTCGAAGCCGCCCTCGCCCAGGTGCCTGCGCTTGTGGTGCTCGTCATCGTGGTGGTCTACTTCCTTCGCCACATGAAGAGCAACGCGGAGGAGTTCAAGACCGCGCTGTCAGAGCAGCGGCGCGACTGGATGTCGGCTCTCAAGCAGCGTGACGAGATGGCGATGAACGTCGCACAGGACTGCCATCGTGCGTTGGGCGAGTCGTCCAGCGTCATCAAGGAAAACACCCGCATGTTCAACCGTGTCGAGGTACGGCTGGCAGAGGCGGGGTAAGGAGAGCTCCGATGAAGGACAAGCTGATGCTGCTCGTCGCCGTGCTCGCGCTTGCGGGCTGCCAGTCTCCGGACGTGGCAGGTCGCGACGTCGCCATCCGTGGGATGGTCGAGACCGGTCGCACTGTGAACAAGGAACTCATCAAGAGCCCGCTGACGCCTGGCGAGCAGGCGCTGCTCGACGCGTCGAATTTCCAGCTCGACGCGGCTGAGAAGCTCGTGAACCAGGAGAAGTAAGATGAGCTCCATCGACCTGAAGAGCGCGCTCAAGACGATCGGCGACTCCGTCGTCGAGGATGTCAAGGGCATCATCAAGACGGAGATGCTGCCCACGCACCTCAAGGAGAAGGCCGCGACATGGGCGCTGAATGCCTCAGCAGAGCTCGTTGCGGCTGCCGAGGCGAAGGTCGCTGGCGACACGGCTGCGTACGAGAAGGCCATCCGCGAAGTGCAGCTGTACGGCCAGGCAGCGCGTGCGGTCGCCACTGCGGAAGTGCTCATCGGCATCACCGCGGCGGAGCGCGAGGGTCGTCGCGTGCTCGCGCGAGCGATCGACACGGGCCTCAACATCGGACTCAAGGTGCTCCTGGCCGCAGTCCTCTAGGAGAGCTCATGACGAAAAAGCCGGCAGAGCTGACGCTGTATGGTGCGCGCGGGGAACCGTTGCGCACTGTCACTACGTCGGCGCAGACGAAGGACCAGGCGTTGAAGCCGTTCTTCAACAACCTCAACAACTGGTTCGCGTCACTGTCGAGCTCGCGCATGCCCGCCCTCGTGCGCGCAGCAGACCCGTTCCAGAACCACGCATGGGTCTTTGCGGCGGCGATGACAAGCGCCGTTGCAGCGTCGCAAGCGCCGTTCACTGTGTACGTCGAATCGCCTGAGTACACGGACCTCATGGACCTCTTCGCGAAGCGGGCTGGGCGGCTCCGAACGCCTGGCCCGCGCTTCGGCCGCGAGAGGTCAGCGATTCGACGGCGCATCAACCGCCCGTGGCAGGAGCGCGTCGCTGGGCGCGGGCTTGAGACAGACTGGGAGCATCCGTTCCTGCAGCTCATCGAGCACCCGAATCCGCTGCAGGTCGGGAACCAGCTGCTCGTCACAACGTACCTCTGGCTTGAAGTTCGCGGCGAGTGCTTCTGGGTGAAGGAGTACGACGAGAGCGGCACGAACCTGATCCACTTGTGGCCCCTCTCGCCGGACCTCTTCGAGCCCGTGTTCGAGGACGGGAGGTACGGGCAGCTCTGCGGGTGGTGGTACATGCCGCCGCCTTGGATGCGCACGAACGGCGTTTCGTACAAGCAGATGTTGCGCTTGGACGAAGTGATCCAGTTCAAGTACCCCAACCCCACGAATCCGCTGCGCGGTCTCTCTCGCATCGGCGCTGTCGCGTCGTCCATCGAGCAGGACATGCTGTCCAAGGAGTACAACAGGGCCATCCTGGAAAATGGTGGTGACCCTGGTGGCGTCATCACGTACGACTCCACGCTGACCAAGGAAGAGCAGGAAGAGTACCTCGGTGCGTGGGACCAGGACCACGGTGGCGCGAACAACGCGCGCAGGACTGCGATTCTGCAGGGCGGGTTCAAGTACACACCGGTCGCAGTGACGCCGAAGGACATCGAGTTTCTCAAGGCAATGGAGTGGAACCGCGAGGAAGTGCTTGCAGCGATGGGCGTCTCGTCGTCTGTCCTCGGCGCGAAAGACGTGGCGAACTACGCTGTGGCGATGGCGCAGGAGCTGCACTTCTGGACGAAGAACGTCATCCCGATGCTGAAGCTAATCGAGATGACATTGGACGCGACGCTCTTTTACGAGGAGCCTGACAACGTCTGCGGCATGCATGACCTGAAGAACGTGGAAGCGCTTCGGGCCGGGCTGTCTGACAAGGTCGAGACGGCAGTGAAGATGACTGGCAAGGAACTGAAGATGCCGCCGCGCGTTGCGTTCGACGTTCTGGGCATGGAAGTTCCTGAGTACGAAGGGGACGACATCAACGGCGCTCCTGTAGCGCCGCTGCCTGGTGAGCTTCCTCCAGGT